CCATCATCAAATATTTTCCAGTGGGTTATGGGTGACGTAACAAAATTACCCATAGATCACATGAACTACAATGACCATCGTCGTATTAAAGAATTCTTCCTTACAACACCGACATACAAGATCATGTATGCTGATTATCTTAAAATGAAACATGCACTAGAAATTGAAAAATATAAAGCACAAATTACGGTCAAATTAACAAACTTCTTTTCATCAAATATTGTAATAAAAGGATTCGTCGTATTTTGTATTGCTACTGGGGGACTGATTGCCTTCTTAGCTGTTCGTAAGATGTTTTCGGACACAAATCAAGCAAAGAAGGGAGGAGCAAAAATGATTCCAATTAAAAAATATGCAACAGGAGGTTATAGCACAAATGAACCAGACCCGACAGATTTTCCAAAACAAAAAGGACAAATAATCTCTCATGTATCTAAAGAAACATCAGAATTCATTGATTGGGAAAAATACGACGCTGCACTAGCATTGTACAATGGGAAAAATCAAATGTTTACATTACCATTGAATGAAAATCTTCCGGCAGTCGACCAAGTAATAAAATACTTACATAAAAATGCGTGTCGTCTACATTCACTGTCAGGATCACTTGTTGGTCATATGTTATTTAATAATATTGGAATGTCAAACGCACATTTTATACTCTATTCCTTTGCTGCTAGAACGAATAAGAGCACTCCTTTTAATACATGGATAGATGAATATAAGTTTGACGTAGAGAAAGATGGAAACATGTATAAAGCTCAATGCGTAAGATTCTGTCCAAAAATCGATCAAATGTTATTTAAAATCATTGACCACATTGATTCATGTACAGATATACGATCACTTTTCCTTACAAATGATAGATTATTTCCAACATCCACCTACGTAGGAGCACTCGTTAAATACCGACCTAGTCCACTCATTGAAAAATGTAATATGGATTTTGCTGTAAATTCACCACCATATGTTTCAGCGGTAGGTACTGCTGTGATGCATCATGGTATCACGGCAAGATTTATGACAAGTGAGCAAGGAATATCAACAAAATCAGGTGATTGTGGATCATTTTATATACTCACTGGTGATGTTCCAACAAGTGACCAACATGCTCGAATTATCGGTATGCATGTTGGTCTACGACGAGGCGAACATCCGCACGCAACAAGTATATCTCATGAAATGTTGTTCGGGAAAGAAATAAAAGAATGTATAAATCAGTCAATACTTCCAGTAAAGGATTTTAAAGATAAACATTATGGATTAGAAGGAAAGGAAGTACTAAGTTCAGAAATTACAACAATGATGGATGTACTTGAACCTCCATCAGAAGGATTATATGAAAACTCCACGATCGATGTTCTTGGAAAGAATAAGAATGTTTATGTAAAATCACTACATCCTGAAAGATTACCAACAGGATATGAAGATATCGTAACAGAGGTTATGGGACATAATAGTGGAATGATACCTACATCAACATCATATGGAACAAAACTCTACACTGACGTCTTAAAGGTGAATGGGAAACATGATGTCTTAGCAACTCAGTTTCAACCGTATGGAGAGAAGTTGGGGGAAGTAGATGATAAAGTTCTTACTCAAATTACAGACCATTTACAAACTCGATATGAAACCATATATAACACAAACAAGAATATTCCGCCTCCAACTTTCGATGAGGCTGTGAATGGATATCCTGAG